CTCGTAGGTTACTTCGCCCCGAATCTTGGACATGGAAATCAGTTGCAGGACCCCGCTGAACACTTGGACCCCATCTTCCCACATCGCAGCACGAATCTTCTTGTTGGGTTGGAACCCACCGACAAAGGACTGAATGTTGTAGGCATGACCAAAGCAATCCCGATTTGTTGTCGTATTAGGCAACGTGATGGTCTTGGAGAAAGACCCCCTCCGCTTGGTTATGTCGGCAATGTCCTCCACGCTGAACGTGAGGGCGATGTCAATCTCGCCCATCGTGTCAAGGACATAAGCCAGTTCGGGTTGGTCGTAAAGGGTCGCAAAGGTTGAGAACAGGCAGCCGTAGCAAGCGTCCTCTCGGCTCGTAGCACCATCGGCATCGGCTCGGTCGTTGAACGCATTCCAAGCCTGCAAGTCGGTGGTGTAGTCAGCAGTCGGGTAAGCGATTAGCGTGACGCTCATAGGATGTTGTTCTTGTAAGCCACGGCAACCTCGACCTGCAACTGCGTGAGGCGGTCGTTTCTGCGGGTCGTGAATTGGTAGGTGTTGGCGTTGACGATGGCCTCCACTAACTGCCCATCCAGTTCAAGCCATACTTGCCCGGAACGGACCATCTCAATCAGCCAAGCGGATTCTGCATCCGTCAGCCAGTCCGAGTTGAGTGCGTAAACGTAGTCGAACTCCCCTGCCCATACTTTGTCGTAGGTGGTAGTCGCATAAACGTCCGAGTTGTAGCCGAACGTCTGCCGGGTAATGTTGGCCCTCTTGCGGTTCTTGAGCGTGAAGGTGTAGGAGTCAATGCCTCCGTACTTGTTTTGAAAGTGTACCGGGATCGAGTTGAATCGCTCGCAGGGGCCGAAGGTGAAGGTGGTTGCTGCCGATTGAGCAACCGCATTTGATATGAATCGCACCGTGTATGAATCCCCCTCCACCGCTCCGCTTAGTGCTGCAATGGTTCCCGATAGTTGTGCAGGACCGCAGGCAAATCGTTGAATGCTAAAGCCCGTATTACCTGATAGACTTGGGCTGACGGCAAAGTCGTAATTTACGGACTTGTAAGCGACCCGTGCTGATACTACCCAAGAATCAAAGCCAGCGGCTAAATACTTTGTGCCATTGATAGCGAGGAAGTTGCTGCCACCTTTGTAAACCGTGAACTGTTGTTGGGTTGTTAATGGCCGCACACTTGTAAAAGTGTCATTAAATTTAAAGAATGTTCCGGTGTTCCAGTCTTGGAACTCCAACTGCTCCAAGTTTCCTGCAAACCCCATGACCCCGCTGACGGTGGTTACCGTTCCCGTCTGCACGGCAGGCGTGTTGCCATATTCCTCCATGAAGTCGAGGCGATACCCCGAATAGTACCCGGCATGGTCCACGAAACCCGTTTGGGTCAGCGATGGCTTGGTCGGTGCAATCAGCGTTTCTACCACCTTGGCAACGTCGAAGAACCCGTAACTGGTTGTCGGTAACTTGTCGCACTTCAATCGGGCAAGGGTGGTCCCTGCTGGGTTCTTGACATCGCAGACGTAGCGGTAGTTCGGTTGAGCAATCAGCGAACCGCTGACTTTGAAGAGCATCTTGTTGTAAACGGGTGTCGCTGCTTGGGGCGACCCGGATAGGACGGTTGTTGCCATTTTATCTTGTTGTTGCTACGCTTATGGATTTGCCAAGGGCCTCTGCGATGGTGTTCACCAAAACGTCTATCATTTCGGGGGATAGGGCGTTAGACATGAAGTTCGTGGCCCGTGTTCCTCGCTGGAATACCCAATAGGCTACCGACCTGCCATCGACCAATCCCTGCTCCTGCTTCGTCCGCATCCGCTTGAGTTTGCGTGAATAGGTCGGCACAACTGCTTTTTCCTTGTTGGCTATCCAATCAGCCATGGCTTGGGCAGGTGGGTAATTGTCTTTGTATTGGAATGGCGACCTTGGAGCCTTTACGCTTGACGTTTTGCCTCGCACCCCTTGGTCCACATACTTCCAATAGGGGTTGGCCATGATAGCCACGACGATTTGCTTGGCGGATAGTTCGATGTCTTCGGGTGCGATGGATGCCGAGAGCGTTCCCCCTGCGTTTGCGTTGGCTGCTTCGAGGTTCTTCTTCGCAAGTTCAATGACCCGTTCAATCCACTTGACCAAGACATCATGGGCTGGCGACTTGCCTCCACCCTTGGGGCCAACGACCGAGCCAATCCCCTCCAAGGCGGTTTGGTCGATGCCCTTCATCGAACCGCTGCCGAATTTACCTACGGGTTGGCCATTGGCGAGGATGGTTGTTTCCATACAGGTAAATGTCCCCCGTGCCGGATAGTGTCTATCTCCGCCTCGCTCGCTCCGCTTCCATCCGTTCCGCTTCCAAAATATCGTGAATCAGTAGGGCGTAGTTCAAAAACTCCACCGCCTTCATCGCAAAGATGGCATCGAATTTCAGCACGTCCTTGTTTGCCATCCTCCAGACGACCATCAGCCATCCGTACCCTGCGAGAGGGCTTACGTCAACTCCCCTGCCTTCGTCATCAGGTGCTTGGAATAGTCGCTCAAAACTTTCAAGTAGGATTCTGAACTTAGCAAAAAAAAACTGACAACGCCCCAAACGTCGCCCACCTTGGCGTGTTTCTTCATGAGTTCGGCTCGCTCGGCATGGGCAGCCCCGTCGTATTTTTTCGGGAAGAATCCGAATAGACCGCCTTCCCTGCACAGGGTCGCCATGATGCGGTGGAGGTTCTGCAGGAGTTGCTTTTCATCGGTCGTGTTTGCGTCCATTAACTCAATCAACTGACCAGCAGTCAACTCGTCCGTGAACACCGTCGGGATCCACCACTTGCCCCCGGCTTTGAACTTCCGCTTGTACCCAAGGGCAGGCAATGCGTTCCACTCGCTTATGATGGCCTTGTAACGCTTTAGGACGCTCTTGGCGGGCATTTCTCGAACGATTGATATGTCCACCCCCTCAACGATTGCGACGACTCCTGCACGCTTGTCGTAGTCCCCAAGGACACTTGAAAACTCAATGGCTCCGATGCGTTGGAACTGGTCAATGGTGAGGTCTTGAAGTTTCATAGTTTCAGGAAGGTTTTGTAGGAAGAAGCCGACGATGCCGATGCAAGGTACTGGCTGAACTCCTTATCAGCCTTGCGCTCTTTCTCCGAGTAATACCAAGGAATGTGCCTCGCTGACTCAAGCAATGAAACCCCACCGATAAAGTACTCCTGACGATTGTAAACGGCAAAGGTCGTGTCGATAGGCACGTCAATTCTCGCTGCCATGATGACCCGTGAGTTACGCTGACGAGTCGCCTCGTAGTTGTTTACGTGGGTATAGTACGACGACCTTGGAGGCACGTCATCCCATCGGAGCGATAGGCCGACCTTGCCTGCTTGGGGGAATTGCTTTAACCACTCCAAGCACATGGGGATCGTCCGCTTGCTGGTCTTGTAAAGGTCAAGGTCCGGGTCCGTAACCGCATAGAACAGATCTCCCAGTTGTTGCACCAAGCCCGAAGTCCATGGGGCTTGATGGCCCAAGTTTTCGCCAAGCATCACGACCTTGCAGGGGTTGGTGGCGTACCACTCCAGCAAAGGTTCGTAGGTTGAACCGTTGTCCACGATGTAGATGTCCCCAATCCCCTCCCACTTGCTCAAGTCCCTGACCATCGCCTTGGGCCATGTCAGCAGATTGCGGTTGTTGATGATGACGGGGATGCCCATGGCTCCAATACGCTGGAACTGGTTGATAGTCAGGTCTTGGAGTTTCATAGGTCAGTAGTTTATGTAGTAGCCGTATACCGCATCCCCAACGAGCAATTTCAGTTCGGGGTATCTCAACGCCATCACTTCGGGGGTCAGGTCGGGTTGCCAATGCGTTTCGTACACATTCCCTTCCCATTCGCCCTGCCTGTACATATAAGGCACGGCAATCATGACCCTCTTGCCATTCATTCGGGTAAGCAGGTGCCTCGCCTCGTTAAAGGTTAAATGCTCAAAGACATCGCCCATAATCAGGTAGGTGTAGGCCGAAAAATCAAATTCACGAATATCCCCAATATGCAGGGTTTGGTAAAGGTCCTGCAAACCGAATCGGCTGACATAGGGCTCGTGAATCTCGATGCCATCCATTTTGATGTCGGGAAGCAGTAGGGCGTAAGTTCCGCAACCGCAACCAACGTCAAGAACCCGGTCGGATTCGGTTAGAACCGAGCGGATATGGTTGCCAACAAAGTCCTTGTAGAACGGGTGTGAGTATGGCATATTATCCTATTTGAAGTCCATCGGCTATTTTTTTAGCCGTGCTGGAGTGGTTTGCTTTGTCAAGGTACTGCCGAAACTCCCAGTCCGACTCCATCTCTAAGGGGGTAATGTAGTAGGGCAGATGCCTGACCTCGTAGGGGGTCATCGTCCTCGCACCGCTAATGCAGACCTGATAGGTGTCGGCATGGTAGAAGGCAAAGGTCGTATCAACTGGAGCCAAGCGAAGGTTGCCATAGGTCGGTTGCTTGTGGTAGCGATGTTCACCGGGTTGGAAGAATAGGGCGTTTTCGGGAACATCGTCAACACAAATGCCAAGGCCAATCTTGTCCTTGACGTTGAACTCCACCCCGTTAAATTCCTTGCCTTCTTCGTCCCGGTAGAAGTAGGGGTAGGAAGGCGAATCGTACCAAAGTTCACGCATCCGTACGATGGTGTCGTCAGGGCATCCCGAAAGGTCGAGGTCGGGGTCGGTTACGATGTAGTCTGGATAGCCAAAATCGGCTTTGATGCGTTTGTCAAATCCGAGACTCCATGCCACAAGATGTCCCAAGTTCTGCCCGGTACGAACTACCGAAACGTCCTCATTCCCCTTTAGCGAATCGTACCACTCCAAGGTCGGGCGATAAGTTGAACCGTTGTCAATGATAATGATAGGACCGCAGTCCTTCATCCGTTGCAGTTCCTTGACCATTGCCTTGGGCCAAGTGAAAAGATTAAAGTTGGTAATGAGGATAGGGACCTTCATGCTAAAACGTGATTACAAACTTTTCGGGACCCGGCCATCCGGGGTTGGTGTCGTGGACCTTCGTGTCGGGCTTCTTTCCAATCCAATGTTCGGCTTGCCAGCGGTGGTCCCGTACCGGCTCACCCAGTTCCTTGATGTGGCTTGACTTGGCCCACCAATAAGTACCGCCAAAGTATGGGTAGCCTTCGGGGTTGTTTGCGTCTGCCATGTGAGGGAACTGCTCCTTGGTAATCCAATGACATCCCACCGCATTTACGCCTTCCAGCAGTTGCAGGCAGCGTTCCCAAGCAACAACGTTGAAGAAGGTCATGCTGCGATTCCAAAGTTGGTTGATGAGGGACGGGTCGCTTGCCCCCTTCGTGTGGGCGTAGAGGTAGACGGCTTCCTCTTCCTGACTTGCCCGGTACATTTCGGTAAGGGTCGCCTGCTCCCAAGCATTGGTCCGTGTAACCACGACCTTGACCTTCTCGGCAACCATCGAGTTCTCCAGCACCTCCTTGACCGCTTTGCGTTGTTCGGGTGGACCGACGATGCCTACACGGATTTCGTCTAAGACATTGATGAGGCCATAGTTGCAGACCGCCATCATATGCTGGTTGAGGATTAACTGCCAGTTGCCTCCGCAGTAGATGTGGTAGTAGTGGATGACTTTCATTGTTAAACCCTTTCTTTTTGCATATAACCGCAAACCTTACAAGTCCTTGATTGGTTTGTTACAAAATGATTAATTAGTTTGCCTTCAACAAGTGTGGACATTTCCTGTCTTTTTTGTTCCCACTTTGTCCATTGATGACCCCAAAAGGAGCAGTTAAATTTCAGTTTCATAAGGTCCAAAGGAGGGTCAGAAGGGTGAGGATGAAAAAAACGGCTGCAACCGCTTTGCCGATTTCGATTAGCAGGTCAATGATGCGTTCGGTGTTCATGGGGCAAAGTTACACCACAACATACTTCCCTGAGTTACTGACCCGTAACTTGTTAAGGGCCACATACCGCATAGCATCGCAGGCGTGGTTGAATGAGTCAATCGGGACCCCCGTGTTCTTGCCTTCCTTGTCGGTCGCCCAAGTGTAGGACCGCAGTTCTTTAATCAGGTTGGTGCTATCCTTGGTAACCTGCAATTTGAACCGCTTGAGAATGTCTATCCCGTTCCTGACCGAGTCGGGACCTTTCTCTGCTGGCTTTATGTTGAAACCAAGTCGGTAGATTTCCTCGATGCTTTTGGGTTCTGCTGAATCCGCTACTATCTCCCAAGCCCTTGTGATGCCGAGCGACCGCAGTTTGTCTGCGATGTCTTGGTTGGTCAGGCCCGTGGAGTAGAGCAGTTCTTGGATGAGTAGGCAGTCCCCTTGGCGGTAGATTGCTACCAAGGCCGTAGGGTCGTTGCTAAAGCCCCAGTCAAGCCCAAGGGCTACGAATTTCGCACGGCTGACATCTATACCCTCCACCACCTCGAAGTCCTCGTATATCGCACCCTGAAGCGTCCCAACCTGACCGAGGCCATAGACCTTCCACCAGTTCGCCCAATAGGCACTCGTTTCGGCTTTGGTGCGGTTCAGTTCGATGTCCCTCCTAATCGTGTCGGGCAAAGCCTCGTTGTCCTGATAGGTCAGGATGAGCAGTTCGGAATCGTCCTCTCGCAAGACCTCGGTATGCGCCCAAAATTCGTGGGTCGGGTTAAAGTCGATGTAGATGGCCTCGCTGGTTCTGATAGCCAACTGGTAGTAGGACTCAAAGTCGATGTTGTTCGCCTCGTTGATGAATAGCACCTGCCTCCTTGCACCTCGGAGCCTTGCCTCTTGGTCAGCGGAGAAAAACTCAATGGTGCTACGGTTAGCGAACTGGTAGGTCAGCAGGGTCTTGTTCCACCTTGCCGGAACGAAGATCCCCTTGGCAATCATTATCTTGATGAAGTCCCGAATCGCACCCCTCCGAAGGTGAGGCACGGTTTCCCCGACGATGCTGATTTCGGTCTTCTTCGTGCAAGCCTGCTTGATCAAGACGCAAAGAATGCTGAAGGTCTTGGAGGCCGAGGTCCCTCCTTGGATGACCCGTTTACGATGGGTCAGCGATTCAATCTTCCGCTTGGCGGTGGTGTTTATGACCTTCATTCATCCTCGGTCCATTGTTCAATAAAGACCTGATTCTCCTGCTTGTCCACCAAAGAGTTCAACCGTTGGGTGATGCTTGCGTTGTACTGTCCAACCATGCCTCCCTCGATTTGGTCTTGGCGAATGACCCGTTTTATGCGTGAACAGATGGTAGAATATTCGGAGTAGTTGCCCTTGGTGTTGGCAAAATAATCACCCAAATCTTGTCTTATCCCTGCATCCGCACACCAGTTCTCAAAGCCTTCCAAAGTCAAGGGTCGCTCTAAGGGTTCACGCTGGGGAATAGCATCCTTGCCGGGGAATACGGTCTTAGTCCTTGGGTTGTTCTTGACCTCTGCCCGGTATGCCTCAAAGTACTCCCACATCTTTTCGGGGGTTTCAATGTACTTGCCCTGTCCCTTGCTGGTTCCCATCAGTATTCGATTTTGTCGATTAGGTCGCTTATCTTGTTTACGATTTTCATTTTCACTTCGTACTGGTTCGGAGCATTGGAATCGTCCACCGCTCCGA